TGCGCGGCGAGATTGCTGGAACGTCCGTTAAGATGCTGGCCACACAAGCCAGTACCGCGCAGCAGGCCTTTGATAAACTCGGGTACTCAATCAACCTGATTGATGCCGACGGAAAGCTGATGCCGATCGCCGGATTCCTGCGCGACCTGCAGAGAGAACTGGGCGACACCTACAACGCCAATATCGGAGATATTTTAAAGGATGCTTTCGGAACGCAGGAAGCCGTCACCGTCATTCAGAATATCTGGGGGATGTCGGATGCCTTTGAGGCGAATCAGAAATCAATTGAAAAGGCGACGGCCGGCGGACTGAAATATACCTACACCATGGCGAAGCTGGCGGACATGAATTTTGATTCCCTGCTGGTCTTACACTCCCAGCGCTGGGATCTGGTTAGCAAGGCGACCGGTGATGCGATTAAACCTTTGCTGACCGCCCTGCTGCCGCTGACCGAAATGTTTGCGCGCCTGGCTGAAAGGATTTTGCGCGTGCCGATTCTCGGGCCGTTGGTCGGCGTCATTATTTTAGGCATCACTGGCCTTGTAAGCGCGTTCGCATCGTTAGCAACGGCGATGGCCATTGGTTATGGAGCCTGGTCTTTTTACAGCAAATTTGTTCTCGGCGCTCATATACGCAACATCGCTCTCGGTGCCGGGTTCACAGCGCTTCGAACGGCGATGCTTGGCGGAATGGCGAAAGCTTGGACCGCAACGGTTGCCGGGCTGGCTCGCGTCGCGGTTGCCGGCTGGGCGGCGATCGCGCCGTTCTGGCCGATCATCGCAATCGTTGCGGCCGTCGCCGGCGCGGCGTTTCTGATTGTGAAATTCTGGAAGCCGATCAGTGGATTCTTCGTGAATCTATGGGGTGGAATTAAGCCCGGACTGATGAAGGTGTGGGAGCTGATTAAAACCGTGTTCGGGTTCTCTCCGCTGGGAATGATTATCAAGAACTGGAAGCCGATCATGGAATTTTTTGAGGGGATGTGGAAGCGCATCGGCGGCGTGATTGGAAAGATCGGCGCAGTATTCGGCCGGGTGGCGCGTCCGGCGATGGCCGGCGCGATGGCCGGTGCGGCCGTAGCGGCCGCGCCAATGAATTCGCCGGCGTCTACGGGAAGCATCACGCCGATCGAGAAGACGATCGCCGAGGCGCGGGTGAATAGTTCCAGCAGTATCGTCGCCCCGATCACCATCCACGCAGCGCCCGGACAGAATCCGGAGCAGATTGCGGCGGCGGTATCGCGCGAACTTGACACGCGTGGACGCCAGGCTAAGGCGCAGGAACGCAGCAGACTTTACGACTGATCGGAAGAATCGTTATGGCAGATTCAATTTTATTGGCTCTCGGCGAGGGAAAGAGCCAGTTTGTTTTCTCGGTGCTCGGAACCGCCTATGACCAGCTGCAGCGATCCAGCGCCTGGCGCTGGGCAAAGATGCCGCGCGTCGGCCGTCTGCCGGCCAGACAGAGCCTCGGCCCGGAGGATGACACAATTGATCTGGGTGGAACGATTATCACGGAACGCAGCGGCTACGGCAGTCTGACGAATCTGCGCACGTTGATGGCCAGAGGAGAGCCGGTACTGCTTTGCGACAGCCTGGGAAACGTCCACGGCAAGTGGTGCATCGAGAGCGTTCAAGAAACGCAAAATGCGATTCATATCGACGGCCTGCCGCGCAAGCAGACGTTCTCTTTGAAACTGTCTGTCTATGGCGAGGATTCAGATCCTAAATATGTCACCACGGTGGATCAGGCCGCGGTCGACCGCTACGAGCTGCAGAGAGAAACGATTGAGAGGACCGCATGATGAACATCGCGCAGCTTGTTATTGAAATTTATCTGCTGATCGGGCTGGTGGCGGCATTGGTTATGTCGAGGCTCGATGCGCGCGGTCCGTATCCACAGCCATGGCCATTGAACCGGTATTCTTTGTGTATTGTTTTGATGCTGGCACTCGTCTGGCCGTGGGTTGCGATCGCTCCATGCCTGGATAAATTTAAAGACCGGAGGAAAGGCTGACCGTGGCTTCTGCAGTCTACATCACGAAGGATGGAGATATGGTGGACTCGATCTGCTACCGCCACTACGGCCGCACGGCTGATGTGACCGAAGCGGTTCTGGCCGCCAACCCCGGACTCGCCGCGCGCGGACCAGTGCTCGATGCCGGCGTTGAGATTATTCTTCCAGACTTTGGAACCCCGCAAAAACAGCCGGTCGAAAAAGAAACCGTCCGGCTTTGGAGCTAGGAGAGAAACTTGAAACCTGAAACTGGAAATTTGAAATGTACGTAGACCCGGAATATCGCACGCACCAGCCAGCGGATGTATTGATTCACATCAGCCACTATCCGCAGGGAGCAATGATATTTTATTGTCCGGGCTGTAAGGCGATTCATCGCGTCAATGTTGCTCCCACAAAAGAAAGCGTTGTGTGGGGATATAATGGCGATCCAGTAAAACCCACACTTTCGCCGAGTGTTTTACAGTATGCGGATCCGGGTGGACACCATCCTCGCTGTCACAGCTTTGTCCGCAACGGCCAGATACAGTTTCTTTCCGATTGCGGCCACGAACTGGCTGGAATGGTGGTTTCGATGATCCCTTATGACGAGGCCGGTGATACCAAACAACCATCAACCATCAACTGACAACTTATCCATGAAACCAGCCTTTGAAATTTTAGCGGACGATGTGCGGATCACGGATCTGATCCGCGACCGTTTCATTTCGCTCACCCTGACTGACGAGGCGGGCTTTACGAGCGACACGCTGGAGCTCGCCCTGGATAACCGCGACCTAAAGATCGAGCCTCCTGCGACCGGCGCGGAGCTGAAGCTTTCGCTGGGCTATCAGGAAACCGGCGTGCGGACGATGGGATTGTTTATTGTTGATGAGTATGAACGCTCCGGGCTTCCGCATCAGATTATTATCCGCGCAAAGAGCGCCTGGGGCGGAAACGGTAAAACGAAGTCCGCTACCGTAAATGGCATCACGACGGCGCTGAAAGAGCAGCGGACGCGCAGCTGGGACGGACAAACCCTAGAGACGATCGTTAACCAGATCGCCGCCGAGTGCGGCCTGGAGCCGCGCATTGATCCGGAGCTGGGCGAAGAGGTGGTCGCCCACGTCGACCAGACGAATGAGGGTAACGCTCACTTCCTGCAGCGGTTGGCAAAAGAGCGCGATGCGGCGTTTAAGCCGGCGGGCGGCTTCCTGCTGTTTGTCCCGAAGGCGCAGGCTAAGACGGCGATGGGTGCGGTGATCCCGTCGGTCTATCTGACGCTGGGTGAGCCGAAAGTTTCTGCCGAAAAACCGAATTGGGCAAAGCTGTCCGGAGACGAAGACAGCTACCGCTTGACGGTGGCCGAGCGCGAGGATTTTAAGAGTGTGACGGCAGCCTACCACGACGTGTCGGCCGCTGAACGCAAAGAAGTGACGGTTGGCGACGGTGAACCGTCTCGTAAACTGCGCGGCAATTTTGCAACGCCGGCCGAAGCCGCCCAGGCGGCGGCCGCCGAGCTGCGCCGCATCGGGCGCGGAAAGTCCGCCCCGACGTTCAACTGCGAGGGCAACCCGCTGCTGGCCGCCGAAGGCAAGCTGGTTGTGGATGATTCCATGGGGAGCGACTTGATGGGCGAGTGGATCATCACCCGCGCGGTTCATACGGTGGACGATGGCGGTTATAAAACGAGTCTTGAATGCGAAAGTCAGGGGGCTAAGAAGTGAAAGCTCTGTCTATTCAGCAACCGTGGGCGTGGCTGATTGTGAATGGCCATAAGCGGATCGAGAATCGCCGATGGAAAGCCGTCTATAAAGGATCGCTGGCAATCCATGCCGGAAAAGCGTTCGACCGGATCGGGTATGCCTTTGTCCGGAGCGCTTTTCCCGATATCGCATTGCCTGAACCTGAAGAGTTTGAGCGCGGCGGAATTGTTGGCACTGCCGAAATGACTGGATGTGTGACCAGTTCCGATGACCGTTTTTTCGATGGGCCTTACGGGTTCTCTTTAGCAAACGCAAAGCCCTGCCGGTTTTTTCCAGTGGGTGGAAAGCTGAGTTTTTTTGAAGTTGAATTGGAGGTTTCCCCATGATGATGAAACTGCTGTTTATTCCGGTTGCGATTCTGGCTGGCGCAGTGCTCAACCGGGCGCGCGGAACCAAGTCGATTTTTTCCAAGGTGACTGGCCTTGTGCTGGCAGCCGTCGCGGGGCTGATGACGCACAGCTGGTGGGCCGCCGCTCTTTTCCCTGCCTATGTGCTGGGCGAGTGCTGGAGCTGGGGTCAACTGATCGGTGGCGTGCTGAAAGACGATAATGACGATCTATCGTTCTACTGCCTTTATGTGCGCGGGATCTGGCTGTGGGCTCCGGTGTTTCTGGTGCTCTATCTCTGCGGATGCAATGCCTTCG